CGCCGCGGTCAGCTGGCCGGAATGCAGCCGCTCGTCGACCTGCTTGCCCAGCTCCTTGAGGATGATCAGCCGGGCGTCTTCCCGGATGCGCTGCGCCATATCCATGTTACTTCCGCCCCTGCTCGATCAAGACTTCCTGCATCCGCTCGGCAATCGCCGCGACCGGCTTCAGCCTTTCGTCGAGCCGGTCGATATGGCCCTCCATGCGGGCGAGTGACAGTTCCAGCCGGTGCATCATGTTTTGATCCGGCATCTGGCCGAGCTTGTCGCCAAGCCGGGTCACCTCGCGCCCCTGTGCCTCGACGAGGCGTTCAAGCTCGCCGATCCGCCGGGCGTTCTGCTTCGAGCCCGAATTGACCAGGTTCCAGACCGTGGTGCCAAACGACAGCAGGGTCGAGAGCCCGACCGCCCAGACAATCAGCGGTGCGATATCCAGTTCCGATCCCGTCACTTGCTCGCCCCCCAGCGGGTGGCGACAAAGTCCTTGACCGTGTGGCCGCCCATGTAGAGGCCCATGTAGACGGCATTGAGCTGGAAGAGCGTGCCGAGGTCGGTTTGCGGCAGCGCGATCTTCCAGTAGGCATTGGCGACGTGCAGGATCACGATGTTCCAGAACCACAGCACCCCGAAACCCCACATCGCCGCCGGGCGCCAGGCCCAGGTGAGGAAATGCTCGCTCGAGGTCTCGGCCTGTGCGAGCGCGAACTGCGCCTCGACGCCCGCCGCATAAAGCGCGATCAGCTCGGGCGCCATCGGCTCGACGGCGCGCATCGCATCGATCACCACCGGCAGGTTGCTTTCGGCCAGAGCAGACAGGCCGTCGGGGGCCACGCCGGCGCGGTCGGCGATGGTGCGCACCACATCGGTGACAAGTTCGGCGCTGCCCGCGCCGATCTTGCGCGTCAGCACCTTTTCGATCAGCGGCACGCCGATCTGCGCGGCAATGGAAATGAGCGCGGAATACATGGTCAGAAACTCCTCAGGAACGCCGCAAGCCGCGGCATCGTTCGTTGCACGCGCGCGGCCAGCGCATCGCGATAGGTGAAGGCAAGCCAGGCCAGCCAGAGCGCGCCAAGCGCCAGCACGGCCCAGCCGAGCCAGGGCGGCAGCGCAGTCGGGTCAGCAACCACATCGGTCGCGGCAACACCGCCCCCGGCGCCGGTGGCGGTGGTCGCCGCCACGGTCTTGCTGCGGGCGTCGAGCGCGCGCTGCAGCGTCGAGAGCGTGGCCTTGCCGATGACGCCATCGACCGTCAGGTCGTAGTCGCGCTGGAAGGCCTCGACGCCTTCGCGCAAGATGCCGGTCGAGCCCGGCAACAGATCCGTGCTGCGCGCGCCATAGCCGAGCGAGGCAAGACCATCGCGGATCCGCGCCTCCTCGATCGCGTCGACCATGTTCGCAAACCCGGCAAGGGCACCGCGGGCGGCGGGCGGCGGGTTTGCCGCGTAGATGCCTTCGGCGATCAGCAGATATTCTTCCTCGCGCCGCCGCTCGAGGCCCGGAAACACCTTGCCGCCAGCCTTGTTCCAAAGCCTGATCGCGGCGCGCGCGCCCGGCAGATCGTGCGCGCGCCATTTGCGCACCCAGCTCGCACGGCCGATCGCGCCGGTGTTGAAGTGAAACGAGACGCCGCCGTCGAACGCGTGCTGCCGCGCGCCGGGCATCGCCGCCATCACGCCGGGCTCGTAGTTCGCGGCAAGCGCCTCACTCAAGAGTTCGCGCGCGCGCTCGCGCGAAAGCACCATTCCGGCGGCGGGCTTGATCACGCCCGAAGCCGCCGTCAGGCCAGGGCCGATCGTCCAGATCCCGACCGGGTCACGATAGGCCTTCAGGATCACGCCCTCATGGCGCTCGATGAAGGCGATCCCCTTCTCGCTGGTCTGCATTCTGCCCTCCGGGAAAGAGGGCGAAACCGGCCCTCGCTGACGTGGCCAGCATGGCGATCCGGGCCAAGCGAAAACACCCGCAAGGGTTTGTGGTGGAGAGGTTCAGAACAGGGGAAGCTGGCGCGGATCGGCGGTGGGCTGATCAGGGCTCGCATCAATCCAGCGCCGCACCGAGACGTCGCTCTGGTGCAATCTGCGGGCAATCTCGGCTTTGGGCAAGCCTTTTGCATGCATCACCCGGGCGATCCAGGGCTTGGCGGTGGGCACCCGGCGCGGCAGATGCTCGGCCGCCCGCGCCAGCGCCGCGGCCTTGTCGATGCCCACAAGTGCTGCAAGCCGCCCCCGCCCCTTGGGCTTGGCGGCAAGGTAAAGCTCGGCGCCGCCGAAGGTCATCAGAAACTCGACTGCGCTCTCGATGCCAAGCACGCGCACGTAGGGCTCGACATGCGCGGGGGGTGCGGGCAGATCGTTCATGCGGCCCCCCGGAAAGGGGCCGCACGGGTTTCAGGGGCGCGGCATGTGGAATTCCATGCCGTCACCGGCGCGGGCCAACCGCTCGTGGACCATGCCGACGAGTTCGGCCAGACCGTCAGGCCCGACCACCTCGTATTGCCGCTTGTCGTGGCCGGTTGCCTCCAGCAGCAGATCGCGCAGCCCCTCGAGCGCGCGCAACCCGTTGTGCAACGCGTCGCGCGGGTCTTCGTCGTGGCATCTGGCGCACATGACCTCAGCCCTCTGCAAAGAGCGAGGGCTGTTCCAGCAGGCGCTGCTGCGCCGTGGTCAGGGGCACCAGCCCAATACGCCTGCACTGTCGGGCTCGTTGGCGCACCCAGTAGACCGAGCGGCCGACGACCGGCGCTACCTTGGTCGCGGGCAGGCCGAGCCGCAGCAACCGCGCTGCCGAAAACGTCTCGTGATCCTGCAGCAGGTCCGCCCGCGCAGCCCGGCATTCTTCGGGTTTCATCTGTGAAAGCATCTCGGGTGGCAACGGCAAACGCTCGAAGTCCTCCGCCTCTGCCAGACCGGGCAGGCTGAACATTCGCGCCAACTGGCGGTCTAGCGCGTCGAGCAGCGACGCCTGCATCGCGATCAGCCGCTCGCGCTTCTCCTCGGGCACATTCCTCGCCTCGATCCCGAGCAGCCAAGCGCCAAAGTGGCCAAGTTTGAGGGTCAAGGTTTCCTGCGTTCCGCCTGCCGAGGGTACCCCCCTGAGGGAGGTACCCTTCCGCAGATTCGAACCGTTTATTTTGCGCTGCTGGCTCGCCCATTTCAGGCCCAGGTGATCGCTCACCTGCCGGGGCGCGATCCACCAGCGGCCCTCGGCACGGAGCGCCGTTCCATGCCAGTCGTGAAAGAAGACCGGATAGGTCTGCATTGCTTTCTCCTACGGTTACGGGGGACAGATGCCCCCGGGTGTTCGAAAGACTGCCGTAGGACAATCCCCATGCGTCTTTAGGCCGAAGCCCTGGACATGCGCGCATGGCACCCGGAGAGTTATCGCTTCTGGTGAAGCGCCGTCTCGGGGCGTAACCGCCTACGGTAGCCATCCGGGCGCTTTCGAAGGCGCCTTCGGACGCCACCAAGATGCGGCGGTTCGCCTCAAATGTCAAATGCTGGAATGAACCAGCCCGTTTCGTGTAGGATTGCGGCGCCGGGTGATGCGTCAACACCCCCCGGCGCCTGTCGCCCCCTTCCGTCTGATCCGAAAGGAAACGCATCCGATGAACGAGAAAGCCGACCGTCTGCGGGCCCAGAGGGAGGCGGACATGGAAAAGGGAGCCGCCGACATGTGGCGCACCACCGTTGCCGATACCGTCATTGCGCTGTTGCGCGCCGACGAGCCCGTAACCCGCGACAGGCTCCGCCAGGAGATCGAGGCGCAGATTACCGCTTCCGACAACCGCTTCGACAAGGCCCGCATGCTCGGGGCGCTGAACGTCCTGAATGGGCGCAACCCGCGCGATTAGCGATCTGGCCCGCGCCGCGCTCATTCCTCGCGCTCCCGCCGTTGGCGGCCGGTGCGCACGTCGGGCGTTGATGCCTCGAGCACCGTTGTCACGTAACCCTCGCGCAGCGCGTAGCGGAACCCCTCGACGATCACCGCCGAGGCACCGGCGGCGACGGCGCGATCGACGCGCTGGCCGATCCGGCAGCGGAGCGACTCGACATCGACCAGCATGACGCGTTCGAGATAACGCAGCACCGCGTGATCGGTGACGATGACGATCGGCTTCTTCATGGCCGCGGCCCGCCCTTCGGGTCGATCCCGGCGCGGCGGCACATCGCCTTCAGCGCGTCGACCACGTCCTTGATCCGCTCCCAGTCCGACATCGCATCGATGTCGATCGGCACATGGCCCCAATGCGCCTCGAAGCGCGCCCGCACGAAGGCGTTGAGCCCCTTCGGCCCCGCCACCCTGACCGCCCCTTTCTCAGCCAGAAGTCGCCAGAGCACATGGGCATAGCGCACATCGCCCCGCCGCGCCGCCGGGCGGCCGCGCTTGCCCTGGGCCGGGTCGCCCGAGGGCGCAAAGCCACGCGCCTTCAGCGCCGCGACCAGCTTTTCGAGGTCCGCTTCGCTCATCTCGCGCATGCTCGCCTTGCCGGTCACCACCAGCTGCAGATCGCGCCGCGTCTCGGCGTCGATCCCCAACTCGCGGCAGCCGACATGAACGAGCATCTGGAGCGAACGGGCGGTGGTCATAACCGCTCCTTCCTTGCCTGCCGTGCCGCATGTTCCAGCTTGGCGATCGCCATGATGGTCGGTTTTACCTCGGGTGGGGCGGTGTCGTAGCCGCGCCCGAAGCGGCCATTCAGGCGCGGTGCCAGTGCCAGGGGAATAGCTTCCCAGTTCGACGGGTCAGTGTTGGTTTTGTCGCCATCGAGGCACTTAAGCCGCATTCCATCCGGCACCGGGCCGTGCGCCTGTTCCCAAAGCCAACGATGCTTCATCACGCGGCGGGTGGCGGCGCCGGTGTGGGGGTTCACCTGGTCAACGATCATCCAGACGTAGCCGTCCTTGTTGTCGATCGTTTCGTGCCCGGCCCCGCGCCAGGTGTGCGGACGGCTGCCAGGCTTGAACCACCCCTTCTCGCTGCCGGCATAGCGGATGCCCTTCTTGCCCGCGTTGTGCGAGACCTGCCCTTTCACGAAGTGGCCAGGGCGGCCAGTGAGCCAGCCTTGCCGCTCGCAGAGCGCGTTGAGATTGACGAGCGACACATCGGTGCGATCAAAGCGGAAATGCAGCGCCGCCAGCAGCTCGGGTCGCGGCCACTGGGCGCGCGCCTCGATGAAGGCGAGTTCCTCGGCATCCCAGCTGATCGCGCGCCCCTTCATTCCGCCGCCTTGCCGATCTGCGGCAGCATCGGCAGCACCGCGGTGCCGTGTTCTGCGAAGAGCTTGGCGGCGGCGAGTTGCAGCCGCGCGTTGTCGGTGATCTGGTCGGCCACCGATACGATTGCCTCGGTGCGGGAAACCTCTTCCGCCAGCCGCTCGGGCGTCAGGTTTTCATCGGCCAGGCGTTCGAGCTGGGCGAACAGGTGGTTGTTCAGGTCGGAGATTTTGGTCTTGCCCATCCCCACCCCCTCACGCCTTCGCCAGATCGATGGTGATCGCCGTCCATGGCGCGTCGTGGCGGGGCCGCGCGTAGCAGCGCACGTAGGTTTTCGAGCCGACCACGCGCATCGCATCGCGGATCGCCGCCATGGCGCGCAGCCAGCGCGCGTCGGAAATGTCGAGGCGCAGCAGCATGAAGATTTCCGAGCGGTTGATCTGCCCGGCCTTGTCGGTATTGAAGGCGCGCGTCACGATCGCGCGGATCTCGGGGCGCGCCTCGGCCGACCATTCATTGAGGCATTCGTCGACCAGCCCCTTGGCGATCTGCAGCTCGGGGCCGAAGTCGATGTGATCGGCCACCTGCACCTGCACCTTGTAGAGCCCATCGACGCTTTGGAGCGTCTTGTTGCCCTTGGCGCCGCCGATGGTCGCGCCGTATTCCTGCTCAAGGATCGCGTCGAACCCGCCGATATCGTCGAAGGTGTGTTCCTTGAAACGGGCGATCTGGTCGGAAAGCTCGAGCGCGTAGCCCACGATCTTGCGCGTGACCTCGTCCTGCAGCAGATCCTGCGCCTTGATCATTTCGACCGGCTTCAGCCCGCCCTTGGCGTCGGCCATGTAGGGTTTGCCGTTCAGCTCAAAGCGGCCATCGGGCACACGCGGGGTTTGGGGTTCTGGGGTCATGCCCTGTCTCCTTTGGTGATGATGAGCCGGTCGGGCACCGCGCCCCCCGGCGGAATTGCAACGAGACCAAAGGCGGCAAGCGCCCCCGCCATCGCGGTGAGTTCGTCGGTGCTCACGAGGCTCGCCCCGCGCAGGCCGAGCGCGTCGACCTTGCCGAGGCCGCGCGCGGCGAGCTCGAGCATTTCGGGCAGGATCCAGCGATCTTCAGCCATTGGCGCCCCCGTTCGCGGTGACGATCTGCGCTGACCGCGCCTCGTGCGCATGCACGCCGTGCCAGACGCTGCTCGCGTCGCGCCCCAGAATGCGGCCGATCTGCGGCAGGCTGAGCCCGGTTGCGTGCAGTTCGGCCATCACCTCCTGGCGGGCGGCGGCGACCATGTTCGAGCCGCGCGTCGGCGCGTAGATGTCGCGCAGCTGGACGCCGTGCTTGACGGCGATGGTCGATACCAGATCGCGGGTGCGATGGCCTTGCCCGCCGCCGGTCGCCAGGCTGGCGATGTCATGCGGCAGCGGCCGCTCGGCATGTTCGCGCAGCCAGATGCCGCAGGCGCCCTCGATGTCGCAGCCGTGGGCTTGCAGCGGCGCCAGCGCGCGCACCCAAAGCCGCCTTTCGGCTTCGGTTGATCCGCCGAAAACGCCCAGCAGTCCACCGACCAACTCATGCAGTGCGCCGGTGCCTGAATGATCCAGAGCAATCATCTCTGTTCCTCCCTGGCGTTGCGCGGGCAGGCAGCGCAGGCGCGGAACATCTGCACCCGCAGCGGGTTTCCCGATGCAAAGGCGCGCGATTTGCGCCGCCAGTCCTGGCACTCGTGGGCAGGCAAGGTGCCGAGCGCCGGGCATTCGATGCGGGCCTCCAGAAACACCCCGCGAAAACGCTCTTCAACAGCGCTTAAATCGGCCGGGTATTTCGCGCGCAGCACCTGGCTGATCAGCGCGGCCGAGCGGCCCATGCGCTCGGCCACGCGGTTCTGGCTGGTGGCGCCGCATTCGATGGCGAGCGCCTCGATCCAGTCCGGTAGGGATTTGTCGGCCTTTGCCCAGGCCGCCCGGGCGTTCTCGAGCGGCGCGGTCATTTCCCGCGCCCCCAAGGCAGCACGAATTCGTCCAGGTTGTCGTCCCAAATCCCCCGCACCCGTCGTTCGCGCGGTGGGAAGGGGCCGGTGTTGCGGATCAGCCGATAGATCGCTTCTCGACGGCCAGGGACACCCGGGCGCTCGATCCGCAGATACCCGCCCCTGAGCAGCGCCTGGCAGTAGCCTTGCGCCGCGTCAACCTTGACCGGCACCGAGGCGGTCGAGGAATGCGCCGCGAGGTCGGTGGGGGTGAAGCTTTTCAGCCCGCGCATTGCCGTCCACAGATTGAGCGGCACCGAGCCCGGAAGTGCTGTCGGTGCCGTTTGGGGTTCGCGAGAAGGCGCCGCCACCTGCACCTGGAACCGGCTGCGCTTGCCGTTCACCTTGTAGATGTTGATGCAGGAGCCGTCCGCCACCCAGCCCTTCACGAGCTGCATCGCCTGATGCATGCTGATATGCGCGCCGGCGCTGATGTCCGCATAGCCGAAGGTGCCGAGCCTGCGTGCCACCGCCCAGGCCACCTGCGAAGTCGGGGCGCGCGGCGCACGGGGAATGAACATCACGCGACCCTCCGCTTGGCATCGGCGCGGCGGCGCAGATCCTCGGCCATCTCGTCACGCCGCGCGGGCGGCGCCTCGCCGGTGAACAGGGCGCCCTTCCAGTCGGCTGCGGCCATGCGGGTGGCGCCACGCACCTTCGCGTGCTCGTTGATCAGCGCGAGGTTGATCGCCACCCGGCGGATCGAGCGGCGCGAGGATTTCAGGATGATCTCGCGCAAATCGGCCGCGATCTCGACCCCGGGCGCGTAGATCGGCGCCATGTGGCCGACATCGGCGAGGCTTGCGGGCTCCGCCGCCACCCAGTCGAGCATGCGGCCATGCACCCGTTCCCAACGCATCAGCTTTTGCGGCAGCAATTCCTCGCCGATCAGGATCACCGGCACGCCCGAGGCTTCGTAAAGCCCGCGCACCACCTCGATCATCTTGTCGCTGACCAGGTGATCGGCCTCATCGAGCAACAGCGGGCGGCCCGAGCGGGCAAGCTCTTCAGCGGCCTGGTTGAACATTTCTGGCGCGGTGCGCGCGGGCCTGAGGCCGAGCTCGATGACGATTTCCTGCAACAGGGTCTTGGCGCGCCAAAGCGCCTGGATCTGGATGTGGCAGGCGCGGAACCGGTTGGTGGCGTAAACCGCCGCAGTGGTCTTGCCATAGCCGGAGGGGCCATAGAACGTGGCCATTCCCGGCAGCCCATGCGCGCGGGTCTGCACCCGGTCGATCAGGGTCAGCAGGGCCGCCACGTTCCGCAATGGCGCCACGCTGTTGTAAAGCCTCGGTTCGTCTTTCATTTCGTCCCTCTTCACCGCTCGTGTTTTCCGCCCGTGGGGCATGTCGCCCCCGGCGGTTTTCCTCAGCCGAAGATCGCGTCTCCTTGCTCGTCCCAAAGCATCCGCTCGGCGCGGTACTCGGGTGTGGTCTGATAGGCGCTCAGCCAGCGCTGCTGCTCTGGCGTGGCCGCGCCGCCCTTCGCCACGGCGCGTTCGATCTCGAGCGCCCGGCGGAACCGCTCGCGCGGCTCCTCCTTGGCCGCCGCCCGTGGCGCGCGCCGCGCCGTCAGATCGGCAATGACCGTCGCCGGGTCGCGTTCTGGCGTTGTTGCCACCGCAGCCCGGGGCGCATTCGCCGATGGCTTCGCGAAAACCGGTCGCACCACCTTCGCTTCGGGCTTCGGCAGGTCGGGCGGCGTCAGCGCCGAGAGCGCCTCGCCGATCTCGCAGGCGCGATACTTGCGATGCGCCGTCAGCGCGGCCTTCTCGGCCGCCATCCAGGCCTTGCGGGTCCGCGCGTGCGCCCGCGCCTCGTCCATGTCAAAGAAGCCCGCTTTCACCAGGCAGGGCGCGTGCCCCAGATAGGCATTGTCCTGGCTGTAGACGTGCAGGCCAGCCCAAAGGTCCGCCGGATCGAAGCGCGCGACCACACGTTCACCGGCGATCCCGTGCATCCAGTCCGCCCAGAACTCGCTGCCCTGAAAGCGAATGTGGCCGCTGTTGGTATCGGCGCGCAGCCCCTCGGCACCCAGGAGCCAGAGCCGCCGCTGCGCCTCGGTCGCTTTCCTGATCGGCGCCGTGGCATAGCTTTCGTCGAAGACCTCGGCAAAGCTGCGCTCGAAGGCCACCTCCGAGCGGCGCCCGGCCCGGGTGTTGTGCTCTTCGATCCCCTCGGCCAGCACGGTCAGGAAGGCATCAAGATCGATCGCCGCGCTGCCGTAGTTTTCCGGCTTGGCCTCGGGTCGGTTGCCGGTCCAGGCACCCGCAAAGCGCGGATCCTTGGCGATCGAGCCGCACATGTCGCGAAACGCGCGCTCGATCGGCTTCGATTGCCCGGCATAGGGCGTGGCCCAGTGGATGGTGCAGCCGAGCGCCGTGAAAAGCCCCGGCAGATCGTCGTCGCGCACCTTGAACCGGTAGCGCGTCGGCGCCCCGCCGGTGATCGATTTGGCGGCAAATTCGCGGCCGTTATCAAGCAGCACATGGCTCGGGATGCCCCAGTCCTCGATCATGTCGCCCGCGCAGAGCATGACGGCGGTGGCATTCGGGGTCTGATCGACGCGCCAGGCAAGGATGCGACCTGAATAGATATCCTGAAACGCCACCATCTGCGGGCGCCCGACATAGGGCGCCTCGCCCGCCCGCGCGGGCCAGCGCACGAAGACGTCGAACTTGTGAAAGTCGGCGTTGACCGCCTCCATGGCGCTGAGCCCGGTCTTGTCGCGCATCTGCGGCGGATAAAGGCGCTTCAACGCATCCAGCCCCTTGCGCGCCAGCACCTGCGTGACGCGCGAAACCGAAGCCTCGAAGCGGCGGCGCATGGTGCGCTCGGGCAGCGTATCCCAGCCCTCGGCCTTGGCGCGCCGCAGGGCGCGGCGGTAGCAGTCGGCGAAGCTCGGCTGTTCAGGGCGCAGGAAGTCGCTCTTGATCAGCGCAAAGAACTCGGGCTCGCAGTCTTTCGCGCGCGGCCGCGCCTCGCTTGCCCGGTGGCGCGGTGCCAGATAGGCAAGGCGGTCTTCGGCCCGCACGCCCTCGATCTGCGCCAGCCAAGACCAGACCGTGCGGGCACCGATCCCGTCGAGGCGGGCGACCTCGGTCACCGCGTTTTGCCGACCGATCAGAGCCTCCAGTGCCTCGACCTTCTGCGCGATCGCCAGCCGCAAGCGCGCCTTGGCCTTCACCGGCTCGGGCAGCGCCTCGAACCACGCCCAGGCCTCGTCGCGTCCGAGGCGCGGGGTGCTCGGTTTGGCACTCGCGACCGGCAGCAGCTTTTGGCGCGCCCGAGCCGGGAAAAGCTGCCAATTATACTCCCAGCCGCCGCCGCGACCGGCGCGGCGCCGGGCGTGGGCGGGATCGGCCCGCCATCCGGCACGCTTGATCAGCGCTTCAACGCCCTGGCGCGTGGCGGGCAGGTCCGGCAAGCCACTCGAGGCGATTTCCTCGGCGCTCCACCATTGCCGTGTGGGTGCGGTTCTGCTCACGCCCGCCCCTCCCCGCCCGCGCCGTCGATGAACTCACGCAGATCGGCGGCGAAATGTTCGGCAAAGCGGCGGCGAGCGCGTTGCGGCACCCGGCCCCAGAGCGCGCGCAGCGCCTTGAACCCCTCTTCAACGGGGTCTTTCACGGCCGGTTCCGCGCCATCCTTGGCCAAGCGCCACGCCTTGCGCGCGTCCGATGCCTTGCGCCCTTCTGCCAGCGCCCCGATCACTGCCGCGCGCTCATCTGGGTCGCTGATCTTGCCAAGCAATTGAAGATCGGCAAGCGTCACCTTCTTCGGCGCGGTGCGCAGCCAATATGCTTCGTCGCGGCTGATAAACCGACCAGCGCGCGCGATTTTCCTGACCTGCCGAACCGTGATCGCCCGCTTCTCGGCAATAGTCTCAGCAAAGGAACTAAGTTCCGTAGCTAATCCCTGCCTCGCCAGCCCCCCGGCAACGCCTGGGCGGGTTTCGGGGTGCATTTCCCCGTATGCCGCGCTGTATGCGGCCAGGAAAATCGCATCGTCGACCGGCGTCATGCCTGCCCCGGCGAGGTTCTGGCTCGCCTCCAGCGCCCGCGCTTCGTCATCTCTGCAGCTGATCGCCACCACCGGAATGGTCGTCTGACCCAACTCAGTCATGACGGCCAGGCGGTTCGCCCCGTCGACCAGCACAAACCCCTTGCGCGTCTTGCGCACCAGCACCGGCACCGTGAACCCGAATTCACCGATCACCTGTCGCAGCACTGCGGTCGTCGCCGCTGAAACGGGGCGCAAGCGATCCGGCAAAACCGCGATGTCGCTGATCGGTAAAACCGTCACAGAGGGCATGAATTCGGTCATCTGTGCGCCACCTCAGGCCCCTTCGTCATCGTGTAGAAAAACCGCCGCCGCCCGGCGCTGATGCGCGCCACGCAGCCGATCTCGGCCCCATGCACACGCAGCTCGGCCACGCAGGCGTTCACCGCCATCACCCGGCCGCGCCGCACGATGTCGCGCGTGGTATGGCCGCGCCCGTCGCCGAGCACGGCCAGCACCCGCTGCAGGCGGGGTGAGGTCAGGGGTGCTGCGTGCATCATCGCCTCACCCCCCGTAGACCACGGCGAAATACTCCTCGACCGCCTCGAGCGCGCCGGTGTCGGCCATCACGCCAAGCAGCACGACCAGCTCGTCGACCGCCTCGACGTAGGCGCGCGTCGCGTCGTCGCGGTCCTGCGTGCGCGGCGCGGATTTCATGATCGGCACCAGACGCCGCGTCTCGGCCAGCAGATCGCGGCCCCGCCGCCACTGCGCAATCGGGCCGTCACGGTGCGAAAGCTCGTTCATGCCCGCCCCTCCTGCGCCGCAAGATGCTCGGCGATCGCCGCCTGATGGCCACCGACCTCGAGCGCCCAGAGCAGCTCCAAGAGCTCGTCGATCTGCCGGTCGAGGTTGCGCCAAAGATCATCGGAAAGCCGCGGGTCTTCGGTGTGATCGGCCGCCGCTGCGGTCTCGCGCGCCTCGAAATACTTGGCGCGCATCGCTGCGAAAAGGGTGTGGGCGGACGGAAGGCTGCGTTCGGAAATCAACTTGGTCAATTCGGTCACGACATGATCCCTGCGATGAAGAAAACGATGTATCCGGTGGCGATCAAGCCGGTCAGCGCCAGCACGTCGCCCAGCCAGTGGCTGTCGAGCCAGCACTTGCCAGCCCGGAAGGCACGCATAAGCCGCATGGCGCGACTACCAGCCATGGCGCGCCCTCGGATGGCCCGACCTGCACATGGTGCAAAGCCGGTGGTGGAAACCCTCCGACATGAACGACGCACCGCAGCTCAGGCAATCGCGGCGCGACCGGCGCGCCGCTGCTTCGGCGCGATCCGCGAGCTGCTCAAGCCGCACTTCGGCCAGCCCGATATCGCCATAAACGCCGGACACCGGGCGCCCGTCCGGGCCGAACACCGCCCATCCAAACCCGTGCCGCTGCAAGCTCAGGCCCGCCATCACTTTGCCCCCTTGTTGATCTGCGCATAGTGTTCGGCAACCCGGCGCAGGTAGGCGTCGCGGACGAATTCCCGCCCGGCAGCGTCGATAATCCGCTCCAGGTTTCGCTTGCCTACGGGTCCGCGCGATTGGCCGAACGTAGCATTGCGACCGTTTGTCGGCGTCATGCCGTTCTCTTGACACCAGCCCTCAAAGGTCGTGCCGCGCGCCCGGAACGCCCCCACGATTACCTCGTGCAGGATAGCGCCCGGCTGGAATTCAGGGAGGTTCTGTGTCATAGCGCCTCATAAGGCAAGTAACATGCCTAGCATTGCTAAGCACTATCGGCTTAGCCTAGCTAGGCGTCAAGAGGTTTTTGTGTCGCAATGGGGGACAGTCCGGGCAAAAGGTTGGCTGCGTTTCGCAATTCGCTAGCTCTAAGCCAGCGGGAGTTTGCTGGCGCATGCGGCGTCAGCGGCGGGCTGATCGGCCAGATCGAGGCCGACATCCAGTCACCATCAAGGGCTTTTCTACAAAAGATATCAGAGCGTTATCGCGTCAGTGCCGATTGGCTACTGCACGGAACGGGCGAGATGCTCTTGGCCGAAATGCCCGGTTTCGCCAGGCGTACCGGCCGAATCGAGCCTGCCGAGCTCGGCAGACCGCTCGCAGGCGACTTCCGATTCGATGGCGAGGACTTTGCGATGATCACCCGCATGGACCTCAGCGTCTCGGCGGGCTCTGGCCTGATCCCGATCGATGGCGGCCAGTCAGAGGCACTCGCCTTTTCGCGCTCGTGGTTGATGCGAAACCATATCAGCGCCGACCTTTCGGTCCTCGTCCGCGTCCAGGGCGACAGCATGGCACCCGGCATCCCGGATGGCGCCCTTGCCCTCGTGCACTGTGGTGAGCGGCAGATCGAGGGCCCGGGCGTCTATGCCTTCAACCGCGGCGAGGCGTCGTACGTCAAGCGGATCACACCAGTCAGCCGCAAGCCGCTGGTGTGGGTGATCTCGTCTGACAATCCCGCCTTTCCGCCAGAGACCGTCAGCGGCACAGCCCTGAATGAGATCAGACCGGTCGGCCGGGTGCGGTGTGTTATGATTGCGCTTTGATGCCGGGGTGCTTAACTCGAATTCTTGGAGAATGACGGATGGCAATTTGTTCCAAATGTGGCGCAACGGTTTCGCGCTTCGATCTCGACAATGGCATGTGTGGCATCTGCGCATTTAAGGAACGGCAGGTGTCTGATTCCGAGCGCGTGGATAGAGAGGCTGAGCAAGCGAAAGCCGCTGCCGAACTGTCCAAGAGGCTCGACGCCATTTTGTTGACCACCGAAACTGTACCTAGCATCGACATAACTGAACGCATCGCGATCATCACCGCAGAATGCGTGTTCGGCATGCATATTTTCAAGGACATCGGCGCCAGCTTTCGCGACTTTTTCGGCGGTCGCAACAAAGCCTTTCAAGACGCCCTGCGGGATGCAAGAAAAACGGTTCTCTCCGAACTCAGGAAAGAAGCGCTGGACGTAGGGGCTGACGCGGTTGTTGCCGTCGATCTCGATTACAGCGAGGTTTCCGGCGGCGGGAAAAGCATGATGTTTCTCGTCGCGTCAGGCACCGCGGTCAAACTGGCGAACCGGCTGGTTTGACGCACTCGTCTTCCGACACAACCCCCTATTTCCGCCTCACCGTGTTCATGCTATGTTCTCACGCGAAGCATCGTCTCAAGTGGGTATGATACCCCTTTTGACGGGTGTTCAACGCCCCTTTGAACAGGCCTTTTGGACCCGATGAATACGCCCCTTCTGCCCGTCGATCCGGTCGCCCCGGTGGCGCCCTGGCTCGGCGGCAAGCGCAACCTGGCGCGGCGCATCTGCGCGCGCCTTGATACCACGCCCTGCACCACCTACGCCGAACCCTTCGTGGGCATGGGCGGCATCTTCCTGCGCCGCCAGGTGCGGCCGCGCGCCGAGGTGATCAACGATCGCGGCCGCGATGTGGCCAACCTCTTTCGCATCCTGCAGCGCCACTATCCGCAGTTTCTCGACACGCTGCGCTTCCAGCTGACTACCCGCGCCGAATTCAACCGCCTGGTCGACACCAACCCCGAGACCCTGACCGACCTCGAGCGCGCCGCGCGATTCCTCTACCTGCAGCGCACGGCCTTTGGCGGCAAGGTCTCGGGCCGCAATTTCGGCGTGGCGAAGGATCGCCCCGGCCGCTTCAACCTGACCACGCTCGAGCCGATGCTCGAAGACCTTCACACCCGCCTCGCGGGCGTAGTGATCGAGTGCCTCGACTGGTCGGATTTCATCACCCGCTACGACGGCCCCGGTACCCTCTTCTATCTCGACCCTCCCTATTGGGGCTGCGAGGATGACTACGGCAAGGCCATGTTCACCCGCGCCGATTTCGCCCGCATGGCCGACCAGCTGGCAGGCATCCAGGGCCGGTTCCTGCTGTCAATCAACGATGTCCCCGAAATCCGCGCGCTCTTCGGCCGGTTCGAGATCGAAGAGGTCAAGGTCAGCTACACGATCGGCGACAAGGCCGACCGCGCGCCTATGCGGGCGGAGCTGCTGGTGTCGTCAACTGCATAATTGACGCGAAATCCGTTGCATGTTCGCGCGGCAACGCGCCGCCGCCGCAGCCCGCTAACCCTTTGGCGCCATTGGTAGTTATGGAACATGCAAATGCGAAACTGAACTAGCAACGCCATTTGCATGTTCGGCCGCCCGTTTTGCCCCCATGTTCGCCACCTACCGCAGGAAAAGGCGGCACATTGTTACCGTTATTCAATGTGTTAAACATCGTCTACCCGGGCCACCAAATTTCGGCCGTCACGCGTCGCTTCCCGCCGTTTTGCCCCGATTCCGCGGTTTCTGCTTGTCACGGCCAATCGGCACCCTTCGCCGCTCGCCACCCTCTCATGCCTTTGTTCTCGCGTCCTTTTTCACGTGTTCTCACGTCTCCCCACCTGCTCCCGCTTTACTGCAGGAATTGGTGTCAACGTACAGCTGTTGTAGCGTGACATCAGAATCTGCAGTGTTTGACATCAGAACCTGCAGCAGCGCGGTTTTCGCATTTGGCGGCTTGTGGGGTGCCGGAAGGGGCGGTTTGAACGGCGGTTGAACCGGG